GCCAGCTCAGAATCATAGTGGACCTCCTGGTCTGCACCAAAGAAGTCCTTCTTGCCATTGGTAGCTTTAAGCCGCCAAGGCCAGCCAGGAGACGTAGACCTGTTGATGGCCTTAATCTTCATGGCTGACACTCCTTCCACTGACTCCTCAAATGTGAGGATGTGACGCGGGCAGTTTGCAGACAGCTTGTTGTGCTGCTGCATGGCCAACCCCATCACTGCACGTGGACGCACCAGCACACTGGGCCTCACAGGCGTACGGTAGTTAGCCATAGCCTGATGCATGGGCCTAATGAGCTGGTCACCCTTGCGGACGGGGTGCAAATGAGCAGGTGCGACTGGGCATGGGCCCCAGCCGGTGAATGTGGTGCGCTTAAGCTTACTCTTGCAAGCCTGGCTCAGCACACTATCACGGGGCATCTTGCCCACATATGTGATGGAACCAGAAACCAAACCCGATTGCTCAGATGCTGGTTCCTGTTCCACCTCAAGCTCCACACCACGTGCCTCCATATCCTCATCAAACCTATCCTTGATGGGCACACGCTGGAACTTCTTGACAAGTCCCTCAATGAGCTCATAGGTCAAGGCACTCGCGTACCCTTCCCTGCACCCGAAGGACATCAATGACTGAGTCCTACCAGCAATGTGCATACCAATAATGGCCTTGCCTCCATAGAAGCGAGGTTCGGCTATGGTGAGGGGAGCTCCGCAATCTCCAACCTTTGTGGGGCAATCATATGCCCACACATTCTCCTTCTTACCCGAGACTGTGGTCAGCTCGGAATCATACCGGATGAATGGTGAATACATGACGTGCCTCTCAATGGCACCGCGGTTCTCCCTAGCTGCATCAAGACGCACACTTGTGTTGCGCATCTTGACCAGCTGTGAGAAAGTGGAATCTGTGATGAAGTGCTTGCGAATGTCCTTGTGCGAGCGCACCAGGACACCACCCAAGTCAACCATAGCAAGATCACACTCCGGTATAACGGAGCGCGGCCACTTGGCGAACTCGGCATATGGTACCTGAATCTCATGAGATCCAGGCGCACAGCAGATGAACTTGATGGTTCCAGAATAGTTCTGGATGAAGTGATTGGGCATGATGCCCAAGGTCCCACAGACCATGATGACCTGCCCCAAGCTCTGATATCCATCACCCTGATCCAGCATGATCTTGTAACAATTGCGGTACACAATGTCCGCTATGTTATCAGCTGGGGGGTTGCCCATCTGCAGCTTGACAGAGGGGGGAGGGACATCCTTGGCCTTCTTCTTGGCCGGCATGACACGAGCATCAACATGGACGCTCTGTGACTCCACTGGTGGTGTCATGAACTCATTGTACTTAGCAGAGATCCTCGCAGATGTGCCCTCACCGAAGACAAACTCCGTGATGGCAACCAAGAGGCCCTCGATCATAGTACCAACGAGGTTGATGAGGCGCATGAGCAACAGAATTGCCCGCAGCAGAATGTGTGTGGCCAAATATATGGCCGCATAGCCCGCTGCAACGGAGACGGTGAAGCCCAATGCCAAAAGCATGGGCTTAGGGACAGAGCGCAGAACACTCATGAACGCGCTAATGCACGCACGGCGCCACTTCAGCAAGCGAGATGTCCTCGCCCAAGCCTCGTGTTTGGCCTTCCTCTCGCTAGAGGAAAACCGGTTACTCTGCATCCACTCTGGCTCAATGAC